TGAAGAATCTGAAGGCTGAGTACATCCCATCCAAGTTAGTTGGATCACACTCGTTGAAAGCTTGGGGCCATCGCCTTGATTGCCACAAAGGAACTTACATCGAGGAGCATGGGTACGACCACTACAGCGAAGGAATGTTGGTGTATTGTGTGCAGGATACTGAAGTGACCTACCGCCTTTACCACCAACTCAACAATCTCGGATGGGACAACCGTTGTCTCACCCTTGAGCATGAGTTTGCTGAGTGCATGAGTGAGATGGAGCAGCAGGGTTTCTCTTTTGACATAGCAGCAGCACGTAACTTGTACGCCAAGCTCTCCTGCAGAAAGCTAGAGTTGAATGAGAACCTGCAGAAACTATTCCCTCCAAAAATAATCAACATGAAATCTCACATGTGGATGGCGGGAGAAACCCTGTTTGAAACTAAAAAGTCAGCGAAAGCTGCAGGGTATAAGGATGCTGACATAAAGAAAGGCCCACTAAAGACCAAGGAGATTCCTTTTAATCCAGCAAGCCGTGACCACATAGCGGAGAGACTTCAACTGATTGGCTGGATACCTAAAGAGTTCACCAATGAAGGCAAGCCGAAGGTGGATGAGTCAGTACTTAGTCGGATTAAACTAGAGGATGACGCTGGTGCTTGTGCAGCTTTGAAAGAGTACCTGCTCCTTGTTAAACGCATGGGTCAGTTAGCTGAAGGTCAGCAGGCATGGCTGAAGCTAGAAAAAGGAGGCAGGTTGTACGGTAGGATCAATCCGAATGGTGCTGTTACAGGGCGGTGTACTCACTCAAACCCTAACATGGCTCAAGTTCCAAGAGTCGGATCACCCTACGGAGAGGAGTGTAGAAGTCTTTTCAAAGCGTCTGAGGGGTATAACCTTATCGGCTGCGATGCGAGTGGGCTTGAGCTACGGTGCTTGGCTCACTACTTAC